GTGCACTGAAATTTGATAATCGGGACGTTCAATCTTGTTTGAGCTGGGTGCCGACAGTCGCGGCGAGTTTTGGTTTCGTAGGGGTTTGCGGCTGCCTGCCCTGGGCTGTTGCGGCGGCGCCCATATCGATAACCTGGGGCTGACTGGTTCGCTGGTGCCCTGCATTGAGGCCTGTCGCGTTCATCACGGGATTATTCCATACGGCGTCCTGGGCCGTATCCATCGCGCCGCCAGCCGCTTTGCTGACGCTTGCCGCGGCATCCTGGATGCCCTGCTTAGCCGCATCAGCTTTCTTGAAGAGCCAATCCGATACCGAGGCCATCAGGCACGCCGCTCCGTCATAATCTTCTTGGCGTGAGCCATAATCGATACTCCTTCGGGTGTCTTTAAGATGCGCCGAACCATACGCAGTATGCGCCGAACCTTACACGGTATGTTGCGATCCGTCGCCCTAGTAGCCATCGTCTTTCAACTGACTGCCAATGGTCTTCGCCATGGGCTTCTTGCCCTTCGGGGGTGCCCAGCTATTCGTCGCTGGCGCTTTGCCGGGCGCTTTGCCGGGCGCCCAGCTATTCGTGCCGGCGGCTGCCTTAGATGGGAGTTTCTTCGGAGTCTTTCTGGGCCAAGCCATGATGTTGTTTCGCCTCAGCGATTAGGATATCAGGAATCTCAAGTGCCGCGTCCCACGTTGAAATAGCGCCGCGCAGCCACTGAGACCGGTCCATCTCATTCGCCTGTATCAATAGCCCCACATAAGAAAGTCGGGTGCCGAGGATGCGCTCCCTGATGAGCAGCCAGCCGCGCGACTTGCGCAGCGCCTCGACCGATTCGATATCTAGCGCATCAAGACGCCGTTTCTTTGGTTTCGGCATTCTGCTTCTTTTCAACCTCAATCCAGTCCGCAACGATTTGCGCGACGCCGCCATTGTAGCCGAGCGCATACTTCAAAGTCTGTACCAGCGTCGACATTGCCCATACGCCAGATATAGCGGCCTTCTCATCGGCCGAGAGTTCCGCGCCAGCGAGTTGGGCCTGCGCGGCAGACGCTAATCCTTGCCGCACCTCTTCGAGAGCTTTACGGGCGAGCCTGAGAGCTGTCTGTAGTTCCAGAGGAGTGCGGGGTGTCTGCGGAGATTCAACGGCCATGCGGGAAATCCTCCTCTACTGCGTCGGCGGAGGGTTCGGCAGGCCAGACGGTACAGGTGTAGGCACCGTGGCCCCGGCTGACGGCGGTGCGATTGGTGCCGCTGCCCCCGGCGGCGGTGCGGCTGGAAAAGCTCCCGCCGGCGGTTGCCCGGATTGCTGGGCCTGGATGCGTTGTAGCGCCTGCATCATAAGATGCTGCATCATTTGTTTTTGCTGCATTTGACGCTCGTGCTGGAGAATGTGCCATTTCACCCCCTGTTCGAGTTCCTCGGAACGGCGTGCTGGCTCGTCATCCATTTCCTGCTGCAGCCGGCGCGTATGGTCAAGTATATGCTGGTGGTCATCATCGAGGGGATTAACCTGAACAACATCGCCTCTGAGCAATTCGCTCCACTCATCCTTGGGCATCTTAGGCAAATCAGGTTGCGGCGGTTCGGGAACCACCTCGCGGAAATTATCTTCGCCGAACGCTTCCCAAAGCCGATTCAAGATCGTCCACAGCGCGCGCGGATTGGTCTGCACAATGGGATTCTGCATCGATAGGCCGTAGAGCTGAAGCAGGTACTGTTTCTTAGCTTCCTTGCTCCACACACTAGTGGCAAACTTCATGTCGAAGCTCATCGGATGCTCGCGGTCCTCAGCCGTCAGCGTGCCGAATCCCTTATTCACGTCGAAGCCGGCCGCATCTTCGCCGGTGACTCTGAAGAACACTTTCTCATCGGCATACTCGGCATCCAGCATCCAGATCAGATTGAGCGCCACGCCGAGGTCTTCACGAATCATCGTCATATCGAGCGTTGCTCTGACGTTTCCTTCGTTTAACAGCATCGCCTGGCCTGATGCCGTCCGTGGTGTGTTCGGTGCGTCACCAGCCTTACCCAAACTTTGATCGTTTACGCCATCGACGAGTTCCGCATACCCCTTGACAGTCTGGGCATAATCAGCACACGCTCGAAGGTCGGCGCTGAACGTAATCGTTTTAACCGAAGCCGGATCTTGCACGGGAATGGCCTGTCCGGGCTCGTATGTGAAAACGTCGGGGTCCCATCCGCCCGAAGGGTTGAAGAGAATAATAGGGCCCACACTCAGAAAGCCCGCCTTTCTGAATAGCGCATGGTTCACCGTCAATTCGTTTTGCAGGTCTTCGAGCAGTTCGCCCAGGCCAGGGCTCCAGTAGCTGCCGTCCTTCGTAGTGCTGATGTCAACAAACGGGTCGCGTTTCTTCAGCCGCGGATAGACGTCGCGCAAGTCCTGAATCCCGCATATGAGATTCACTTTGGGAAGATACGTCACTAAGGTTTCGGTCTGGTAGCGATCGCGGAATTTCAGATTATCCGGCCGGCTGTCGCGCTTGCCCTTGGGAAAGCGCCATTTCCCGTACCAGCGCCACACCTCGAGGCTGTCGCGGTTTCCCAGCGTATTGGTGTGGTCGACGCCTTCGGCTTCATCCGCGTCGATGCGCTCGTCATCCCACCACCAGTCGCGTTCCTGACGCTTCTCCGCCGCCGCTATAATCTCGTTCCAGTGCTCCGTAATGCCCTGGTACTTGCCGCGGGCCTCCCCGTCCAAGAGTTGTTGTGGCGTCAGGATATCGCGCCGAATCTTCCACTCGAAATCGTCGACGCGTTCGCAATTGTCTTGCGCCGGAAGAATGAACTGAGACGGCCACAGCGGTTTGAGTCGCGGGCCATCATAGCCCAGCACCTCATGGTCATAGGTGGTTCCCCGGATATGAACGTAATCGAGGTCTTGCTTATCGAGCCCTTCAAAGTCGATGTCTTTCTCGTCGTCACGCTGCCAGTCATATTCCTGCTCGTAAATGATTTCGGCGTGGCCGCGGCCGAACAGCACCGAACGAAAGATCCAGGTCGCAAGCGCGATCGTGGCGTTCATGTATTCAAACACCCGCCATGTCATGTAGGCGCCCGCTTTCGTTGCCGTTACCGCATCTGCTGGCGCCGTCGGCCTGGCCACCACTTCCGAATCATCGCCGAGCAGTGCTTGCATCACCTTGGCCCACTGCCCGAACACCGTCCACTTGATGAGCGGCACCTGCAAGTCTGGGCCGTCGTCTTTGTTGCCCGTCGTGACGTTCAGGCCGCGCCACATCCGGTAATAGCGCTTGAACCGCTCGATGCGCCCATCGTGGTCCGATCTTGCGGAGAGGAAATCCTGATAGATGCGCTCCCGTAGTCGATTCCGCTCAGCCTCGGTTACGCTGAGCTGGATGAACTTCTGGCGGGCCGCCGGCTTGGGCGTTGGTAACGGCGGTGTTCCTGGCAGGGGCTGTGCTTCATTGACGGGCGCTGTAGGTGACGGCGGCCCTGGCGGCGGTCCCCCAGGCTGCGATCCTTGCGGTGGGCCCTGTGGCTTACCCTTGGGCGGTCCCTGTGGCGTCATGACGTAATGGTACTACTCATCGGATGAGCTCATCGAATGAGCTTGAGCTTCTTCCGGTACATGCTCGGACGGATGGGCCGCCATTCTATCTGGCCGCTCCGACTGAGGGATTCGAGAGCTATTGCGGCATCGTGACGCGTGGATGGCGCCCGCGTCGCTATTTCCTTGACGGTTTGCCATTCGCCGGAGAGCGCCGCGAATACTCGCCAGCGAATCGCCTCTCTAATCGTCATCCTCGTCTTTTAGTTTCTTGCGACCGTAGAACACTGGCCCGATTTTCCTGGGCCCGCCGCGGTCCACCGTGGTCTTGGGTAAGCTCCGCATGCCGATGGCTGTGAGCGCCATGGCAAACACACAGTCATCATGGTGTCCGTCCTGGTGCTCCTTCTTGCCGCTGGGCTTGATGACGAACGTGCGACACTCCTCGGCCACTACGGTGCTTTTGATTGCGATACCCATCGATCGAATCGCGTCGTCTGCCGCACTAACCAGCCACTCACGCGTGAGCAGAGTGGTTTCAAAGCCAATTTCCTCGATGCGCGAAGATCGTCGATCCGTCGGGTCTCTTTGCCGCTGGTAGATGGCCGCTTGAGGGTATCCAGTTCTAAGCAGAGCATCAATGAACCCCGCATCGTTCGCTTCAGGGACAAGATAGGCCCAGAGGAACCATCGTCCCAGGAGCGCCAGGTATTCAGCAAAAGCAACGGGTCTGATCCGTGCTCGCAAGAGAGCAACCTGCTCGCCAGTTCCAGCGTCTGCGACAAATCCAACGCTGAAATCTGGATTGGTTCCTCTTTGTTCACTGGACACGTCCTTTCCTTTACTTGGGTCCGCACCGATCACATACCTGCGCCCTTCCACTGGCCGCTGGAACACCGTCAGGGCGCCGCGCTCGCCAGGCTTCCAGTAGAGTACCTTACCTCGCTGCGGGTCCTCATACACTTCTAGTTCGCCGCTGCTGCCTTGCATGATTGGGTGTCGACCCAGTGCTTTGTGATCGAACACCGGCCGGCCAGACGCCAGAAACGCGTCTAGCGCGGTTGTAGGGTACTCCTGATTGAATAAGTCATAGTCCCCGCGGCATTCCGTGGCTATCGTCTTGCGCCTCCACTTGAGCTGTTCTAGCGTGGCCCCGTGAACGCGTTGTAAGTCAATCTCTTCGGCGCCTAGCGTCGACTGAATCCTGGCCGCGTCCCCAGGGTCCAGCGCCATCCGATACACCGGATGCTCCAACCAACCGAAGAACAGAAATTCCCAGCCGCTCTCGTTATTCGGGTCCTGTGCCTTCTGGCACAGCTCGTAGAACTCGCCTCCGATGCCGTTCGCCGTCGACTGGATGATGGCGATAGTCTCTGGCACATACGGAACCATGTTCAGGACGCCAGTGAGCGTCACGCCGGCATTACGCCAGAATGCCACCTCATCGAGCAGAACGAAATGCCGGCCGCCGCCGCGGACTTCACCACCGTCGGCCGAGAGCACCTGAAAGGTAGAGTCATTATCCCAGCGCAACTCTTGCTCATTGTCCTTGACAAGCTCCGGGAGGCCGACGGCTTGCCCGAACCGCTCAAACGGTGTGTAGTAACGCTGGAACTGAAGCAGGTAATCGAAGGCCTCGAGGCCCGCGGGGTTGTATTTGTCGGCGATGATGAGGCCGCGACGCCCCGGAAAGAACGGAACCTCATGGAACATCTCGGCGCAACTACCCACCGTGAAATAGGTGCGCCGCGGCTTGAGAATCACCAGCCGTACAGGTTTGCCGGCACGCTTCTGGCGCTCAATGGCCGCGTGTTGCTTTAGCTGGCCCGGTGAGAGTTCAAGCGCCACCCTGCTGCCGGCAAGATTCCGGATTGAGAGACATTCCCGGCAGAAAATCTCATGATCATGGAAATCGTGATGAAAGGTGCGCGCCTCTTCGCGGGTCACGACGGCTTAAGCAGTTCCTTATGAACCGCCAGAATCTCTTCTAGCGTCATGGTCTTGGGGCCAATCTGTTCCGTCTTGACATCAATTGCGCGACGCTGCGGATATTCATACTTCGCCAGTTCTGAGAACATCTTGCCGCGCAGTTCCGGCGAGCACGCCTCCCACAGCGTTCCATAACAACTCTCACACAGCCGCTTACTGAATGCTCCGGTTTTTGTTCGATAGCGCGTTTTACCGGTGCCGCGACACACGCCGCACGATAGCTTATTCATAGCGATGGTAGCCATACCGACAATCACATCACAGCCCAAGCGTTCCAGCTTCTCACTCACGTCACGAGTCCGTTTATTAGGCGCACCCTTTTGCCGGCCGCCAGTCTTCTTTCCCTTCATGCCGTTCTATTTTCTTCTACGTTAGGCGCTCTCGCCGTCACGCTGCCAGTCATATTCCTGCTCGCCGAGCTGCCGCATTTTCGAGAGGAGTTCTGTCTCCATGGGGTTGAAGTCGCAGACCCGTCGCTCCATTCGCGTCCGCAGTTCGTATTCTGACTGCCTCTCTTCGTGCTGGGCCTCGAGCTCTCGTATCTGGTAGGGCAGCATCCCGCGAATCATTTCCGCCCACATGGGGTTTTGGTGAACATCTGCCGCAACCTGTCGCGGATCAAGTTTGCTTCGTTCGCACATTTCTGATCTGTCTCCTGTAAAGCCTTCCCTGCCGTGCACTGACAGAAGGCGAAAGGGTAATCATCGCCACCGAGCAGCCCTCCGTCGTGGCACAGCACGCAGTTATATTTTCGTGCGTCCTTCGGGAATTTGGCGCCGGATTGCATCTACATCATCCACATCCTCCACATCATCTACATCCCATTCGCTGGTGGTTTGAGGAACCGGCCGTGAAGGTCTTTTATCATTTCCAGTAAATCGGCTAGCGATAAAGTATCGCAGAGGCCTATGACGCCCACGGCCGCGCGGACAAAGTTTTCTAGCGCGTCAGTTGGGTCTTCGTTCAACATCTCGGTAGCGTACCGGATGAAACCGTCGTTGTATGGCTTCGCTATCCGGGCCGCCGCTTCGGCTCGACCCGACCGTTTTTCACGGTGATTTCCTTCCAGTACTGACAGTCGCTTAGGTTTCTCGGCCATACTTTCACTTGCCATCCTTTGTGTCTGCGGAGCAATTCGAGCGCTACACACTTGTACAGCATCGCCCCCCATCCGCCTACTTGCTCCGCTGTTACCAGCTCGCGATTTTCGACTCTGGCCGCGAAATAAAGGCGCGCTTCCGCGTTAACCGTAAGCTCTTCGAGCATCACTAGCGGCGTGTGTTTCATCAGATCGCCCAGAGGGCGCTTGAGATCCAGCATGTCAATCATGCCCGCCGTCTGCTGTTTGTCCATGATACTCCAATGAGCGGCCCGCCGGTAAGGGAGCAGGCCGCCCTGGTTCGCTGGCGCTCGAATGGCTCGCGATCACGAGCCCGCGGCATTACCCGCCGCCAGCAAAATCGTCTATTGGCAGACGCCTGTAACTACCCCGTTGGTAATCGTAAGCGTAGCCTTGCAATTGACACCCGTAGTCGGCGGTGGCGTGACCACCGGCGGTGGTACCACCACAGGGGGCGGAACTATGACGGGCGGTGGCACGATGACTGGCGGAGGCGGTACTAGCGTTCCCGCCCCCTGATACGCCCCAATGGCCCAGGATGCCGCCCTCGCTAGCGGCGTGCGGGTGTTACCGAGCGTTGTGTCTAGCAGGAGCGTCGCCAGGTTGCCTATCCCGAGCGCGCTGAGGTTGGCGCCGGCGCCCAGCAGTGGCGAGCCAGCCTGCGGTATACCTGTGGCGCCCATCAGGGGCGTGTTGTTCTGAGTCGAGCTCGCGTCGCACTTGCAGGCCGCCTTGAAGGAGGCGAACGAACCGGTAAACGCCCCATTGTAGATGAAACAGTTGGCCCCGTTCTGGCAGGACGGGCCATACAGGTTATTGCTCATCGCAGCAATTGTCGAGCTGCTGATGCCGATGGGGTCGCCGCATGATGTGATGACGTTGTTTTCGAAGCTGAGGCCCTGTAGCGTCTGCAGGCTCATGCAGATAGTGTTGTCTGTCGAGTTGGGCCCGATGAGCGTGTTATTGAAAATCTGCGTCACACCGCTGTGGCCTGAGAAGATTCCCATCCAGCCGTTGGTATTCACCTCGGAATTGGCCGACGGAACCACGCCAACGTTGTTCCACCAGAAAGAATTGCTGAGGTTCGCATCGCTCGTGTTGCCGTTGCCCTCGACGTAGATGAAGCCAGTGGAGCAGGTACCCCAGTTGCCATAAAAGTAGTTGTTGTAGACGTAAACGAACGACATGGCGCTCCCGGCAATTCCAAACAGATGAATACCGTCGTTGTGGTACGGACAGCCGCTGGCCGTCCAGTTCGCCGAGTCGTGGACTTGGTTGTCATGAAAATAGAAGTTGTTCGCGTTCACCGCGGCGCCGGCCGCGAACATCATCCCGTGCCCGAAGGCGCTGATGTTGTTGTCGAACACCTGGATGTTGGCGTCGCCGTTGTTGTAAGCGTCGAACAAGCACCAGCCGCAATCGTGAATTGTGTTGCCGCTCACCGTCCAGTTCGAGCCGGTGAATGAGATAGCCCGCACCCCGGTGTTGTCGATGGTTGTCGAGCCGCCAGCCACCATTACGAACATGTTGGCGATTGTCAGATTTCGCACCGTGCAGCCGGTACAGGATTCGGCATCGATTCCCGCGGTGAGCTGCTGATTCGCCATGCCTACCCCGTTAGCGGTGTTTTGAATTACCCCGTTAGAGCCGCCGTCGACGGTGATGTAGCTTCGGCCGCACATTGAAATGGCGCCGCCGCACGGGCTCCCATTGAAGGACGTCTGCCAGTATGGGGCGTTCATCGTGGCGCCCATCTCGAATAAGAGCGTAATCGGGTTGCCGGCGGTGCCGTTTCCCTGGAACGTTAGTGCGGTCGTGCCAGCGGCGCCCGTCACCACACCGCACAGATGGACTGTCGCGCCCGGTGCAATTGCTCCAGCTTTCCAGTTGGCCGCAGTGTTGAAATACGTGATGGGCAACGGGGAAGCGCAACTGGCGCCCGTGCCTCCACCCGCCTGAGAGATGTAAATCTGCGCCCAAGCGGGGGCCGTCAGCATGATGAATAAAAGAGCTTTCATGGCAACGATGATACCGCGTCGTGTGCCAACGACGATACCACTTTGGGCGCCAGCTCGCAGGTGCCTGGCACGCAGATGGCGTTTTCCCACTTTTGAAGGGGAATTATATACATGATTGCCCTTGACAAACGCGGGGCAATCAGCTACTATAAGAGTATGAAGACGCCAATCAGCAAAAGCCAAACGAGAGCGATGAAACTGGCCGGACTCGGCACGGTCGATGACTACCAAGTCGCCGCTACCGCGCTGGAAACCGCAGGCTACCGGAAAGACGGAATCCCCCAGGGACACAACTGGCGGACGGCTGCAAAGCTGACCGACAGCGAGTTGATGGCTGGGATCACAATCGTGATCGACTTTGACGATCTGGCTGCTTCGAGAATCGAATACTAGGAGACGAACATGCCCAACGTGACTACAGAAACCAAGACTCCCTACGGAATCATCTTTCGCAGCGGGGAACGCGAGTGGTTCCCTGGATCGGTGGAGGAATTCAGGACCGCGAAAGCGTGGGAAGAGAATCAGAAAAACAAGTGGTGCTTCACTTGTGATCGCCCTAAGGCGGACTGCGCCTGCATCGAGAACGGAGGGACATACTAACATGCGACGCCCCCTTGGAGTAATCGCCCTGATGCGCGGATGGCGGACGAAAGCCACCCGCAAACAACGTAAGTGGCTCGCACAAAACGGACGGTCCATTGGCGACTGTCCCGCACCACGCGTGTATGGCAAGGAGTACCGATGAGCCAGTCCACCATCAGCACCTTCCAGTTGTTCGAAATGTTCCCGGACGAAGAGACGGCACGAAAGTACCTGGAGGATCGCCTCTGGCCGATGGGTGCCATCTGCCCCCAGTGCAAGTCCGGCGCACGCGTAATCGTTCGCCCGAACGGGTTCTATCGATGCAATGGCTGCAAGAAGTTCACCTTTTCCATCCGAACGGGTACAATCTTCGGTCGCTCGAAAATCCCACTGCATAAGTGGGTCTACGCCATGTACCTCCTCGTGACCTCGCGCAAGGGCATCAGTTCGATGCAACTCGCCAAGGAAATCGGCGTTACCCAGAAGTCGGCATGGTTCATGCTGCAACGCTTGCGCGAGGCGTACAAAGAGGTGATCGCGTGAAGGCCCCCGAAATCCTCGACCGGATCGCGGATAAAGTCTTGGCTTACCATCCGCCGAATAAGCCTTTGAAGCCAAAGCGGAAACGCAAGCCAAAGAGGAAGGCGTGATGTCAAGATGGGCAATCATCTATATAATTCCCCAAGATAGCCCCGAGAC